AACACCGGTCCCAGCACCGAGGCCGCCCTCATTATACCATGAGATCATGCCACCGATCCCGGCACCGATCCCAGCACCGATCACAGCACAGCCGGGGCAATACGCCCCAATGACCCCGCAAGGTGATTTTAACGTAAACCAAGCAGCCGCAGGCTCGTTGCAACAAGGCATCGGGGCAACGCAACAGGCGCTTGGCTTCGCGCCGCAGCAAATACAAGCGCAAACTTATGACCCGACAGCGCAAAGCGTGTCTGGCCAGCAAACGGCGTTTGGCTACAATCCAACAACGCAGGACGTTTCCGCACAGCAGACTACTTTTGGTTACGACCCAGCGCAAGCGCAAGCGCAGCAGTTGGCAACAACAGACCTTGGCCAATATCAATCGCCATATCAGCAGCAGGTAATCGACGCGACAATGCGTGACATTGGAACTGCGCAAGAGAAATCGCTTAACCTGCAAGGCGCTCAGGCAAGCCGAGCGGGCGCGTTTGGCGGTTCACGGCAAGGCATTGCTGAATCCGAAACCCGCGCGCAATACGGGCAGCAAGCAGCCGACGCAGCCGCAAGGCTTCGTCAAAGTGGGTTTCAGCAAGCGCAGCAGGCGGCAAAATTCGACGTTGGCCAGCGTGCGGCGACAGAAGCGGCAAACGTTGCGGCCCGAACTGGTGCGGCGCAATATGGTGCAGGTTCAGCGGCCAGCGCGCAGCTTGGCAATATCAACCGCGCGCAACAAGTTCAGGCGCAGAATGCAGCGGCGCAAATGGCTGCTGCGCAATATGGTGCAGGCGCTCAGACATCTGCGCAGCTTGGCAATATAAACAGAGAACAGCAGGTTCAGGCGCAGAATGCAGCGGCGCAAATGGCTGCGCAGCAATTTGCTGCACAGCAGCGCGCCTCGGCGCAATCGCAAAACCTTGGCGCTCAACAGGGCGCGGCGCAATTCCGTTTGGGCGCGGGCCAGCAGCTTGCGGGCATGGGCCAGCAAGCATTTGGAACTGGTCAGGCAATACAGCAACAACAGGCGCAGCAGGGCTTAATGCAACAAGGATTGCAGCAAGCGTTGATTGACGCAGCGCGTGGCCAATACGCGAATTATACAGGCGCGCCAACGGCAGCGCTTTCTGCACCGCTTGCCGCGCTGGGCGTTACGCCAAACCAATCAACGACGACAAACGAAACGCAGCCGGGCCTGTTTAACTATTTGCAGCTTGCGGCGGGGCTTGGGTAAATGGACTACCGCCAAGCCGCCAGAGACGCCGCACGAAAACACGGGTTAGACCCCGACATGTTTGTGCGTATGATCCAGCAGGAAAGCAGCTTCAATCCGAACGCTGTTAGCCCAAAGGGCGCAGGCGGGCTTGGCCAACTTATGCCGGAAACTGCAAAAGAGCTTGGCGTTGATCCAAGCAATCCGTTGCAGAACTTAGACGGTTCCGCGCGATACTTACGTCAGCAAATGGACCGATTTGGCAGTCCGTCGTTGGCGTTGGCTGCATATAACGCAGGCCCTGCACGGGTGGCCAAGGCAGGCGGAATACCAAATATAGCGGAAACGCAAAACTACGTCAGAGCAATCTTAGGCAAAAAGGAACAAGTAAACATGGCACAGCAAACACTGCCGATGGCCGCGCAAATGCAACAGCAGCGAAGCGGGTCAGGTTTACGCGGGCTTGGTCTTTTTGATTATCTAGGCGAACGAAGCTCCGACACTGGAATGAGCCGCGCAGAGCAATTCGCATCTGCGCTTGATCCGCTTATTATGCCAGAGCTTCGCGGAGGCGAGGCAATCCGCAAACGCGGCGCGCAACGGATTGCGCAAGGCGGAAAGAATAAAACAGTAGAGTGGCTCCGAAACAACGGATACCCCGACATGGCGGCAGCAGCGGAAGCCAACCCAGCCGCAGCGGCAAATATTATGAGCGCCGTTTTAAGCCAAAAGCTGAAAGCGCCAAAAGATACCAGCACGTCACAAATGAAGAATTATCAATTTTGGTTAAGACAAGGAAAAACGCCAGAAGAGGCGCAAGCTTTGGTTAAGTCCGGCTCCGTCACAACCATAGGTGGCACGGAGAAGGCTTGGGAAAAGGGCATGGGTGAATATGGCGTAAAAACGTTTGAAAAGATACAAGAAGACGCCGCAAACGCTATGGACATAATGACTGGCACCAACCAACTAACAGCGCTTATGCAAGACCCCAACTTTGAATCTGGCGCGCTTGCAGATCAGAAGATGCAATATAAGAAAATACTTGAAGCGCTTGGCGGAGACGCGGCTGGCGTTGAAAGCCAAGAGGCATTTTCAGCGGTTTCGTCAAAACTGGTGCTTGACAGTATGGGCGGGTCGCTGGGCGCGGGATTCTCAGAAGGCGACAGAAAGTTTGTCGAAAAAATGCAGCCAAGTTTAGACGCGTCTATGCCGGGTAATAAATTGATGATTCGGATGCAGCAATTAGTTGCAGAAAGAAAAATGCAAATATCTGCATTTGCGCAAGATTACATCAAAGAAAATGGCAGAATTGACCAGAATTTTCTTGGCGCATTGCGGAAATGGTCAGACGAAACACCAATATTTGGCGCGGTTGCACCCGCAATAACTTATTTAGACTGAGGGTAAAATGGCTGAGTTTAACATAAAAGACTTTTCAACAGAAAAGTTGCAATCCGCTTTTGATAAAGCGATTTTAGCGAAAGACTTACCAAACGCCCTGCTGTTTAATCGCGAGATTGAAAGCCGCGACGTTAAGACGCCTAAAGAAACAGGCATGACGGAGCAAGCGTTAGGCGGGTTTTACGAAGGTTTAGCGCGGGGCGCTGGCGCGCCTGTTGATATTATGGCCGCAGGTGTTGAACGTTTGGGCATTCCTGTTGGCGATAACCCAATGGGTGGATCGGAAAGCATAAAAGGTCTTTTGCAGGGCATGTCTTTTGGGCAGGCGATCCCAAGAGAAGGGCCGCAAACAACAGCGCAACGCGTAGTGAGAGGCGGGACTGAAGTTGTCGGGGAATCAATTCCCGCCACCTTGGGATTGATTGCCGCTGCGCCGAAAGCCGCAATTCAGGCCGCACCAACCGCGTTAAACGCATTCAAAGAGGTGTTGTCGCAAGTAAGAGTGCAAGCGCAAAAAGCGCCCGCAACGTTTGCTGCAAGTGAGGCTGCCGTTTCTGGCGCATCTGGCGCGGCAGGGGGTGCGGTTGAAGAAATATTCCCAGACAATCCGACCGCAAAAATGATTGCAGAACTGCTGGGTTCTGTGGGTGGCGTTGGCGCTGTGAGGTCTGCTGAGAAAATATTTACCAAAATGCCAAGCGGGCCGCTGTCTGCGCAACAAATGAAGGAAACGGCGGGCAGGATTTATGATGACCAGATTGAAAACGGTTTAAGCGCGCAACCAGATGTTACGTCCGATTTGTATGGCAACGTATTTGAGAAGTTAGACACACAAGGAATAATTTTACCAAGTGGCAAGGTTGACCCCGAGTACGGCAAGGTAAGCGGTTTATTAAAAATATTGGACGCGTATTCTGACAAAGGTATGACCGGGGCGCAAATACTGCGCACAAGGCAGGCGATAAACGGTCGTTTAAACGACGCCAAAGGCTCTGAGAAAAACGCTTTGCGCAACATTCTTAGAGACTTTGACGCTTCAACTGCTGAAATTGCGCCTCAGATTAAAACTGCAAACGCCTTGTATTCAAGAGCGATGAAGGCTGACCAGCTTGAAGAAATGATGGAATTGGCACGCATCCGAGCCGGACAATTTTCACAGTCTGGAATGGAAAACGCTATACGAACCGAGTTCAGGCAATTGTCCCGCAGAATTATTAAGGGTCAGGAGTCCGGCTGGTCACAGGCGGAAGTAGAACAGATTAGGCAAATCTCAGAGGGCGGAACGCTTGAAAATGCCGCAAGGTTTTTCGGCAAGTTTTCACCAAAAGGCGTCGTTTCTGCTGGCATTACTTTGGGCGTGCCGTTTTCCGCTGCAATGCAAGTGACGGGCGACCCATTAATATCAGGAACTGTTGCAGGGTCGGTGGCAGGAGTTGGCAAGGCTGGTGAGCTAACAGGCGCAGCGTTGCAGGCCGCAAATGTTGAACGCTTAATGAAAAGCGTTGTTCAGGGTCGAAATTTAGCAAAGCCCGCAGAGGATCGGTTGCGCGCTGCTGTAACAGCGTATTTAGCAGGGAAGGCCACAGCGTCGGCACAGCCAATTGCCGCAAGTCAGCCGTAATGTTACAATGCGCAAAATGAATAGGACGGGATAATGCAACCAGAACCAAAGACACGCACAGAGATTGAGGGCATTGTTCAAGAGGCCGTCGAAAGCGCCGTTGATTTCGTTGAAAGCGAGATCAGCCAAGATCGCATTAAAGCGCAGCGTTATTATAACGGCGAGGTTGATATTGGACATGAAGACGGCAGAAGCAAGGTTGTAGCCACCAAAGTTCGCGACACGATCAGAGCCGCCAAACCGTCATTAATGCGCGTGTTTCTGTCCACTGCGCGCCCTGTTGAGTTTATTCCGCGAGGACCAGAAGACGTTGCAATGGCCGAGCAGGCCACGTCTTTTGTGCAGCATGAGTTCACACGACTTAATGGCTACCGCGTTCTGAGCGATGCGATTAACGATGCGCTTGTAAAAAAGCAGGGCATTGTGAAGGCGTATTACACCGATTACGCGGAAGCTGAAATATTCACATACACCAATCTGACCGACGACGAATACACGTTTCTCATTGACGCGGATGACGTAGATGTGATCGAGCACACAATGGAAATGTCTACTGAGCTTGATCAGATGGGCGTTGAAATGGAAATGCCAACGCATTCTGCTAAAATCAGCCGCACAAAACGAACGGGCCAGCTTGAAATTGAGAGCATTCCGCCAGAGGAGTTTTTCATTAACCGCGACGCCCGCACATTGGCGGACGCTTATGTTGTGGCGCATCGCACCGATATGCGCGTTGGTGATTTGGTTGAAATGGGTTTTGACTACCAAGAAATCGTTAATCTGACCGCTTTTGATGGCTCAACAGATATGTCAGGCGCGGAGGTTTTTGAGCGTCAGGGCTATGAAGACGACTTATCAGACGAGGACGAGCAAGACCCGTCAATGAAGCTGGTTGGCATTACGGAAGCATACATGCGAATGGACGTCGAAGGCGCTGGGGTGCCAACGCTGCATAAATTCATGTTAGGCGGCACGGATTACACGTTGCTTGATTACATGCCATGCGACGAAATCCCGTTTGCAAAGTTCGAAGTCGACCCAGAGCCGCATTCTTGGTATGGTCACAGCTTGGCAGAAATTGTTGAAGACGATCAGGACGCCGCAACCAGCATTTTGCGTGGCATCTTGGATAATGTTGCAATGACTAATAATCCTCGAATTGGCATTGTTGAAAACGCAGTAAATATTGACGATGTGATGAATAACGAGATTGGCGCGATTGTGCGGATGCGTCAGCCGGGAAGCGTGCAAGATTTAAGCGTCCCATTTGTTGCGGGCCAAACATTATCAGCGTTAAACTATATGGACATGCTCACAGAGCAAAAGACGGGGGTAACAAGGGCCAGTATGGGGCTTAACAACGACGCGCTGCAATCTACGACCAAAGCAGCCGTGCAAGCGACCGTTCAGGCCGCTGCTGGGCAGGTTGAGCAAATGGCCCGGAACTTGGCTGACGGAATGAAAGATTTATTCAGCATTGTTCTTCGCCTAATAGTGAAAAACTCTGACGAAGAAAAAATGATGCGCTTAAACGGCCAATTTGTGCCGGTTGATCCCCGCGTTTGGGATTCCGAAATGGACGTTTCCATCAACGTCGGATTAGGCACTGGCCGCGAGGAAGAAAAGCAGGCCGCGTTAAATCAGGCACTGCAAATGCAAATGACGGTTTACCAAACATACGGGCCGCAAAACGGCTTGGTTAGTTTAACGAATATCCGCAATACGCTGGCGGATGTGCTGGCCGCGTCGGGTGTGCGCAATGCAGACCGTTATTTTGCGCCAATTACGCCTGAAATTGAGACGCAGATGCTTCAAATGCAGCAGCAGCAGCAGGCAGCAATGGCGCAGCAGGGTCAAACCGCTGATCCAAACGCGGCGTTCCTGCAAGCGGAGCAAATTAAGGCGCAAACCAAGATGCAATCTGATACAATGCGCCTGCAATTGGATGCCCAGAAAGCAGCGGCAAGCGATGACCTGAAACGTGACCAAATGGCACAAGACTTGATGGTTGATGCTGCAAAGATTTATGGCCAATACAATACGTCGGTCGACGTAGCGCGTGTTGAGGCTGAACAGGATAAAATGCGAATGATTGGCGGAATTGCCACGGGAACTTCGCAATGAAAGAGGACATCCGCATATTGGCAGACGACGCCAAGCGGTTAAAGAATGATGAGGCGTTCCAAACGTTTATCACAAAGGTTCGCGACGACCAGATGACGGTTTTCGCAAACAGCGCGGCTTCTGACGTAGAAGTCCGCGAGGAAGCGCACGCAATGTTGCGAGCGTTAAATCAGATCAGTGGTACTCTCGACGCTGCAATTGCAGCAGAGGCCATTTTAGATCGCAAACGAAGGAACTAGCACCGTGGAAGCGACTAGCCTAGACGAAGCCATTGCGGCAATGGTGGCCCCGGAGGCCACAGAAGACAATCAGAGCGAAGCAGCGGAAGCATCAACCGAGCCAACTCAAGACGTTGAGCGCGAATTGGTTGAGGCCGCAGACGAGAGCTATGATGACGTTGAGGCGTCCGACGATGGCGACGACTACGCCGACGCCGAAATTGATGACGAAGACCAAGTAGAGGCCACTGAAGACACCAATTTATTCCCCGTTAAAATTAACGGCAAAGACGAAAATTGGACACTGGATCAGTTAAAGCAATCTGCTGCGGGTCAGGGCTACATCAATCAGAAAATGCAGGAAAACGCAGCGCTGGAAAAACGAAACCAGCAGCAGGCTCAGGCATTAGCTCAACAGCAGCAAAAAGTGCTTGCGCTCTATCAGCAGGCACAGCAAGGCGGCTTACAAGCCCCCGTTCCTCCGTCAGATGAAGGCTACTCCGAAGACCCGATTGGGTATATGGAAGCCAAAATCAAGTTCGACAAGGAACAGGGCCAATACAACCAGAAAATGCACCAATTACAGGCAATGCACCAGCAACAAGCGCAAACCAATCAAGCGGCCCACCAAGCCTACCTTGCGGAGCAAGCGGATGTGCTGAAAAAGTATTTGCCTGAAATCGCTGATCCAGAAAAGGGCGAAAAGCTCAAATCTGGTATCATGGAAACTGGCCAATTTTACGGGTTTACACCTGCTGAATTAGCCGGTGTTGCAGATGCGCGATATGTGCGGGCGTTGAACGACGCGCGTAAGTATCGCGAATTGGTGCGCAACAAGCAGCAAACCCAAGCGAAAGGCGACGGCAAGCGACCTGTTGTAAAAGCTGGCGGTAAAAAGCGGCCCGACGCGCAGTCTGCCACTCGCAAAAAACAACACAAACGATTGCAAGAATTTGGGGGTGACGCAGATGCGGTCGCTCTCATGCTTAAACCTTAAAGGATCACAACATGGCTTCCCCAACAAATCTATTCGACACTTACGATGCCATCGGCATTAGAGAGGATTTAAGCAACATTATTTATAATGTTGACCCCTCAGCCACCCCGTTTTACAGCAAATGCGGAAAAACATCAGCGAAAAACACGTTGGTTGAATGGCAAACACAAGCCCTCAGAAATAGCCAAGTAAACGCGCATATCGAAGGGTCAAACACTGACGCTGACGCTGTGACGCCAACTGTTCGTCTTGGTGCGCGCACACAGATTTACAAAAATGCCGTTGTCATTTCAGACACCGACGAGGCTGTAGATTCTGCGGGTCGTGCGAAGGAAATGGCATACCAGACATTACTCATAGCCAAAGAGCAAAAATTAGACATAGAATTGAGCCTTTTCGCTAACCAAGGAAATGTCGGCGGGTCAAACGTTTTGGCTCGTAAGACAGGCGGCGTTCCATCTTGGCTAATCACTAACGTTAATTTCCAAAACGGAAACGGCGGCGCAGCGGCAACCGGAGACGGGACAAACTCCCGTACAGACGACGGCACACCAACTGCGTTTACACAAGTCAAGTTTGACGACGTTATGCAGTCAATTTGGGATGAAGGCGGCAAGCCAAATACCTGTTACCTAAGCTCATTCCAAATGAATGTTGCACTCGGGTTTACGGGGAACAACAATCAGCGTGCCAACGTTGTTGGCGAAGACGCCACGGTTGTCAATAATTTGGCAATATATCTTACACCGTGGGGACAAGTGACTTTCCAGCCATCGCGGGAGAACCGTTCGCGCGATGTATTCATCCTTCAAGACGATATGTGGGAATGCGCAGTTCTGCGACCAACGCGTAACGTTGAGCTTGCGAAAACCGGGGACGCAACCACCCGGCAGGTTCTCACAGAGCTTGCACTTTGCAGCAAAAATGAAAAAGCGTCGGGAGCAATCTACGACAACACATTTACCTGATCTTGTATTAAAAATGAGGGGGCGGGAAACTGCCCCCTTTCTTAAATAAGGGAAAAAACATGAAACAAGTTTTAATCACTGCGCATAAAATTCACACAAGCCAAGGCAAGCTGGTAAGGGATACCATTGCGATAATGGACGAGGCCGAAATTGAAAAGTTTATGATGGTGCGACCAGACGCGATAAAAGTTCTTGGCGATGCTCCTGTCAAAGAAGCACCAAAGGCCAAGCGAAAGAAATCTTAATGGCCAAGATTTTTGAGAAAATCGATTTTGAGCATGACCACATGGTCATCAAGCGGCGTCACGACGTTAGCGGGATGCTCAAGGACGCACAGGCGGCCAAGAGCATAAACGGCGGAGTGATAGGCGAAAACCGTCTAGTTGGCTTTGTGGCCCCCGCTGTGATGGCTGGGTGGCTTAAGGAGGCGGGCGTTGCTTGGTCGGATACCAAAGCTGCGGAAGAAGTTGTTAGTCGGAAAATGCAGTCTGGAGAATTTAGCAAACTGCGCGTTTGGGAAGGTTCGTTTTAAATGGATAAGCGCACAGTGTCATCCGCGCACTTACGGATAGATGGATTGGAAAAGGATGTGATAGCACTGCAAACAGAGGTTCGTATTCAGTTCAAGGAGGTATTTAACCGGATTAAGCGCATTGAAGCCATTCTGCTGTCGGCTTCTGGCGCAACCATTTTAATGTTGATTGCGATCCTGACCAAAATGGGATGATTGGAGTAAGGCCGTGATCGATCCAGTGAGCGCCTTTACTATCGCCAGCGCGGCATATTCCAGTTTCCGTAAAATTATTGGACATGCAAAAGATTTAGAGGGCGTTTCTAAGCAGCTTGGGTCGTGGTATTCTGCTTGTGCTGACATCAATAGAGCGGAAGCCCAGCGCAAAAATCCTACTTTTTTTGAACGTGCCACACAAGGACAATCTATAGAGGAAGAAGCCCTTCAGATACTCATCCATAAGAAGACTCTGAAAGAGCGAGAAATCGAAATCAAGAACATGCTTGACCTCAGATTTGGATTTGGAACTTACGATGAAATGCTGGGGATGCGCCGTGAAATCAGGGCTGAAAGAGAAAAAACAGCCTTCGCGCAAGACGAGGCCAAACGCCAGATCCAAAACAATATGGCTATTCTCTGTTTATCTATATTAATCATCGGGATTCTCGGTGGCGGTATGTATCTGGTGGCTCTGGTAGTATGAATACTTTAATTCCCTTAATTCTTGCAAACTCGCTGCTCAACCCTGAGTATGTCACCTGCAACTTATGGAAGTATGTAGATAACAATGACGAGCTTGTGTGCTTATATTCCGGCAAAAACGGAACGCTAGGCTATCACTACCCCACGCTTAGTTTTCGCGAGTGTCCCAAGCAGTTTGAATGCCTTTACCAACCCAACGCGAAAGAGAAGGTCAGCCTCAAGGACATCCTAAAAGGATTGTCCGATGGGTTCTAAAACTAGGAGAAAACATGACTTTGACCATGGAAAAAATATTACATTTTAAGATATTACCGCGTTTGATGATGTTGGTAATGACGGTAATGTACATTCGATGTTTGGAATGGGCGCTGAGTTTGCCAGATATTTCTACGCAACAGGCTTCCTTAATTTCGGTTGTAACTGGTGCAATGACAGGAGCATTTGCGGTATGGCTTTCCCACGAAAAGTAACTCAATGTTTTGCAACAGTTAACGGGGCTTTTGCGGAATTTAGTAAACAGAAACAATCTGAAGAAATAACTACTGGCGAGAAAGACCAGCTTTCTGACATTTACAGAAAAGAGGCCATTGGCGCGTTTGCGGATTACCGAGAACTTATAAAAGGGAAAGACAAATGATTGCACTTTTAGGTAGTTTAATTGGGTTCGGTAGTTCTTTTCTACCTGAAATCCTAAATTTCTTTAAGGCCAGCCAGCAGCAAAAGCATCGCATGTCGATGATGCGGTTGGAGACTGAGTTAGCCCAACAACGTTCTGAGATGAAACTCGTTGAGTTGGACAAGCAAGCCGACATTGAGGAGACAAAGGGGTTATACGAGCATGACCGATCTATCGATGCTGGAGGATTTATCAACGCTCTTCGGGGTTCTGTTCGTCCTGTTATTACTTATGCCTTCTTCGGACTGTTTGTAGCCACAAAGGTTGTGATTATGGTTAAGGTCAGTCAGTCGGGCGGCGAATGGACCGAGGCTGTTAGTCTCATGTGGGATCAGGAAACCGCTGGGCTTATGAGCGCAGTTTTAGCTTTCTGGTTCGGAAACCGAGCCATATCTAAATACACGGGGAAATAATGTTTAAGTCGGAGCCTGCCTCTGCTTATTTGTCTCGAAAGGGTAAAGTAGTGCTTTTACCCCAATTGTCAGATGTAGACAAAGAATGGCTAGAAATGGAAAAACAGCAAAAAATTATACGTGAGCAAACAAAACTTATTTTGGAGAAGGAATGACAAATGGGATACAAGCTAGGAAAGCGAAGCGTGACAAACTTAGAAGGTGTGGACGAAGGGCTGGTAACGGTCGTGAAATACGCTATCGGCGTAACCAAGCAGGACTTCAGCGTAATTTGCGGCTTGAGAACAATGGACGAGCAGAAGGCTCTGGTTGCCAAAGGGGCGTCACAAACTATGAAGTCTAAACACATTGATGGAAACGCTGTCGATCTTATGGCCTATGTTAATGGTGGCAGATGGGAGTTGAACCTCTACGACGAAATAGCTGACGCTATGAAAGAAGGCGCAGAAGCAGCAGGTGTGAAGCTGCGCTGGGGCGCGGCATGGACGATTGATGATATTGGAGCTTGGAAAAGAACAACTCACACTTATTACTCAAAAACCACTCAGGCAGAAAGAAATGTTGAATACTCTGGAAGCGCTGAAGATGCCATGAATTATTATATTGATTTGCGTAGAGATCAGGGTCGTAGACCATTTATTGATGCGCCACATTTTGAACTAATGGTGTAACTTGCATCTGCCAAAAATGTTGGTAATAATTAACTTGAGGGTCAGCATCATTTTAACTTGTCGGGCTGAGTCAAAACTGACGCGTTACTAAATGCGCTAAACACACACCGCTGGCCCTCACCATACCCCGTTTAAAATAATTTCACTTAATTGCATTTTTGGGCTTGCACATTATCTATGTTAACTTTATGTTAACACTATAAGCAAACACAGGGGAAACGAAAATGACATACACATGCAAAAAGCTAAACAAGCGCATTTACGAAGCATACAAGATGACTGCAGAAGACGGTGCAACAGGCATGTGCATCAAACACGATGAAAATGACTTTCAGGTGCTTTGGTCAATGGGGAAAACAAGCAGCCTTGTTGGCGGTCATTACACCACGATGGATAACGCCGCAGAAATTTGCTTTGACGCGTCACGCAAAGCCAAAGCTTCAATTCGCGTAATTTAACCTTCCACCACTTGGATTAAAATAAAATGACACTTACATCAAACCTAACACGCAATCAGATAATCAAAAAGGTGGGTAACCCACACCTGAATCTGTACGCTGGAGAAGGTTATTTCTATTTCGTCTTCGATAATGGTGAAATTAATGATTACGCAGATCACAGCATCTATGTGTATCGCCTCAATCATATGTCTTTAAACCAGTGGATAAATGAGGCTCAAACATTTTTAAAAGGGATCGCACAATGAGCGGCGCAACAGCACAGGACTTCAATAAGTGGACAACACACGCCTAATCAACAGGGGCTTCGGCTCCCACCAATTAAGATAATCCAATAGAATAAAAGGAGAAGAAATTGCCTTATGCCGAAATGAAACACATTTTCAAAACTGGCCATATTACTTGGGAATTAGGAAAAACAACTTATTCTTTAAGTGCTGGGGAAGCAATTATCAAAAATGATAAAAGGAAATTATTTACGGGTGTGATTAGGTCAGGCGGGGGGCATATGGGTACAGAATTAAGAAGATTGGCCCATGAATTTGATTCTAGAGAAGATGATTTAAAGGATAAATAATTTACTAATTTAGTTAACACCGAGCCAAAGGGAGACCAAAATGATTGATTATGAAGACGTAATAATTTTTATTGTGCTGGCCGCTGCAAGCGTTGGCTGGATATGCGCAGTCTCAATGGGGTGGCTGTAATGGCCAAACCAATACGAGACAGGTCAGACCAAAAAAGCGATTTTCAACTTTTAAAAGAAAAAATCCGCAACAGTCAAACAGCAACTCTTAGATACCGAAAAGATAAAACAATAACATTAAAACAAACGCCGCCATGGGAAAAAGAGGACACGAAAAATGGTTAAATGGGATTTATCACCGCTAGAGAAAGAGCCGACAATTAGCTTATACGTTGCCAGCGTGAAACGCAAAGCTGATATTATCAGAATGGACACAGAGCGAAATTCATCAAGCATGACAACCAAGCAGCGCGCAGAAGAAATCATGGCGCTGTGTGACGCCTTAGAGCGCATTCTAAAGGGCGAATTGTTATGAGTGACGCGCTAAAGCAAATGAAGGAAATGGCCAAGAAAGAAAACGAACGGTTAAAACGCAGCTTAAAGGGGAAAGACGAAATAGATAAAACGGACTCTGTTAGATGGAAAAAAGAAGCCCTGTATAGTAAGATAAAATATTTAATGCGAAAACATGGCGCGCTGACACGCGGTGATCTGTCCACAATGATACCGCAAGACCCATGTCGCATAAACAAGGCTTTGCGTGTCATGCTTGTAAAAAACAGCGTGATGGTTGCGGAAGTCATAGATGTGGTTCCTCTGTATCAATTAACCGGGCAGCGCGGCGGTATTGCATATAAACACGTAGGCCGTTAACGGAGTGTGAGCTTACTGTTAACAATCGGAGAGAGAAATGGAAATAGAGACCAAGCAGCTAGGGTCACGCATCCGCATAAATGTGTTCAACGCGTTGCGCGCGTTATCCAAGCAGGAACGCATAAGCATGACGGCGCTGACAGAGCGCGCAATTGTGCGGTTGCTTGATGAATACCACATCGAAATTAAGCGCGACGTTTGACGCAGATAAAGCAAAGGTAAATTAATGATTATTACATGCGGGATTGATTGCGGATACAGAACAGGCGGCGTGGCGTTAATCGGTGACGATTGGGCGGAGGTTCACGACCTACCAGTGTATTCAGAGGGAGGCGTTGATGTTACAGCGCTGACCGACATTCTGATCAGCGTTGATCGCATCGACCACATATGGATTGAACGCCAACAGGCGATGCCAAAGCAAGGCGTTAGCAGCACGTTTAAACTTGGCTACGCATACGGCCAAATCGTAACAACCGTGGCGCTGTCCAAGGTGCCGTATTCTCTGGTTACGCCTGTCAGTTGGAAGCGCAGCATGAACCTGCCAAAAGATAAAGACGCTGCACGCCGCATGGCGCAGCAATGGTTTCCAGCGCTGGCGTCAAACTTAAAACGAAAGAAGGATGAACACCGCGCGGAGGCTCTGTTAATCGCAACATATGGAAGGGGGAAAGTATGACTGATTTTTCAGGATTATATGACAAGTGGGAGTTAATATAATGACCGTATATTACGACATGACCAACGAAGAATACCACTCGAGCGACGCTCTTAGCGCGTCAGGTGCAAAAACAATCGCTATGAAATCGCCTGCTCATTACAAGTATGAGGTGCGCAAAGCTAATCCGGCATGGGATTTGGGAACCGCAGCGCACACTCTAGTTTTTGAGCCGCATTTAGCAAACTCAGTCTGGATAGGTCCAGAAACAAGACGAGGCAAGGCTTGGACAGAACGCAAGGCAGAAGCAGAAGAAAGTGGGGCGCTGCTACTAACCGAAGGTGATTATAAGATTGCAAACGATATGGCAAACGCCGTTCGCGCAAACAAATCATCGGCGGAGCTTTTAAGCGGCGATCTTATCTGCGAAGCCAGCGTATTTGGCGTGGATGCTGTGACAGACGTGAAAGTCAGATCACGTCCAGATGGTTGGCGCAAAGATATTGCGGCCATTATTGATCTCAAAACAACCATATCGCCTGATCCAGAAGGCTTCGCCAAGCAGGTTGCGCAGTTTGGCTATCACATCCAAGAGGCGTTTTACCGCCGCGTTATGGCCATTGAAGGCCACGAAATAGACCGCTTTATATTTATATCTGTCGGCAAAGAAGCGCCTTACCCTGTCGGCGTTTATGAACTTGATTGGAGGTCGCTTCAGGAAGGCGAAGCGGCCACGAAATACGCGCTAGAGCAATACTCAATAGCGTGTAATAAAAACGTCTGGAGCTACAATTTCGGAGATTTGCAAACGCTGCAAATTCCGAGCTGGGCGTTTAAATTCACCGCGCTGTAAAGCGCACAACACAGGCAAACAACGTCAAAGGAGACAAACATGCCAATATCATTCGGAGAAACAGGCGACACCGCAGGCGCATATCTGCGCGTTAACCTTCCACAAAATCGCTGGACGTTAAAAGGCGACGGCGATGACCAAACTGTTGATATGGTCAAGGGAATTGCCATCGACATTAAAAACGTCAAATTCGGCTGGCTTAAAATCGCAATTGGAATGCGCGATTGGCAGGAATGGCCATCACCAGCGCAGCCAACAGCCAAACCGCAGGAAATCGACGCGGAAGGCAAGCTGGCCTACAAGCAAGGCTTTGACGTGGATTGCTGGTTATCCTGCGGCACTAAAGCGCAATTCAGCAATAATAGTTATGGCACGGGGCAATTCATCGCCAAGCTATACAATCAAGCGGAAGCGTCGCCAGAGTTTGCGCAAGGGCTAGTTCCAGTGGTTTCGGTCACAGCATCAACGCCAATCGTAATTGGAAAAGGCACGTCATACGATTTAGGCTTTACCATTACCAAATGGATAGCAGCCCCAAAAAGCAATGCACCAGCACCAGCACCAGCACCAGCACCAGCACCAGCACCAGAACCGCCAGCAACAGACGACGACTTTGCATTTTAGAATAAATAAGTCATAAGCGCGCTCACGTCCGCCGAGGCGGGCGTGAAAACAAAAAGGGGAAACATAATGACTGGGACTTTTAAAAACATTATTGATGGAAAAATGGCCGAATACGCAAAGCCAAAGGGCAAAAATTGTCACGCCTGCAATGGTGATGGCCACATTGAATATGACGTTTATAAACAAGCAAACTTTAACCGCGACATCGGATACATTGATACGCAGCGAAAAATCTGCGTTGTGTGCAATGGCGGCGGTGTTGATGAATGAGCCACCAATATTTTAGAAAGGTAAGAGAAAGCGCTGTTGCAGACATCTCATCCGCTGGTCAAGGCAGGCGCAATGAAGCGTTGAACGTGGCTGCGTATTCACTCGGTAGGCACGCTCATCTGGACGCGGCAAACATAGACAGTACAATCATAGAAATGCACGCAGCAGCAAAAGCAATCGGGCTGCAAGAGCACGAAATCAAAGCAACCATAGGCTCAGGATTTCAGCGCGGAAGCGAAAACCCAAAGTGCCTAGAAAACTCTGAGCAGGTGCCATTCCAAACGTCCGAAATGGACCGCCTGATCGCGCGCCTTGCAAGTAAAAATCTGCTAATACAGGACGCGGAAACCAAAAAGGAAAAGATCGCTAAAGCGCAGGCAGCGTGGGAAAGAAGCGTCCCCATATCCAGAAAAAACAAAGACGCGGTGCGCCCTGCCCTGCTATATCTTAACAGCAGAGGTCTTCGCGCCTCCGCTGCGGCGGGGATAGCGCGTTTCAGCCCCAGCCTATACGATGGGCCAGCAATCATATTCCCAGCAACCGATCCGCAGGGGAACGTCTGCGGCGTTCAGGCTGTGCTGCTCACACCGGACGGACAGAAGCGCGAACACAACAAAATCAACAAGTATTCGCGCGGATCGCTAACCGGAAACGTCATGCGCATTGGCAGCGATGAGCCGAAAACGGCAATCATTATGGTTGAGGGGCCGGAGGACGCCTTGAGCGTCCATCAGGCCGTGTCAGGTCACGCACCAGCGCAGATCATATGCACCTTTGGCAAGTCGGGCATGAAAACGTTTAACGTGCCACGGGCAAGCGATGTGACGATCTGCGCTGATCCAGACCTAGACGTTGAGGCGGTCGCGGAGGTTTTACGCGGAGACGGCTCAACCGACGTTCACGTTGTGCGGTTTGATCAAATGGGCAGCGACACGGCAAAAGATGCCAACGACTACCTGAGAGAGGCGGGAGAGGATAAGCTGCGCGAAGCGCTAACGCTGGCGAAGCCAATTCAGCAAGTGGCTCAGGAACGCGTGCAGGGAGAGAG